TGGGAACAGCGATAATGCGCTCAATAGGCGGATTCTCAACAATAAACTCCTCGTTGAGAGTCGGGGCATTTTTAAAGAACTGTGAAAGATGCCAAACGTCAAGATTACCACCAGTTACAGAACTACGAAACTTACCTGTAATCTGCGAAGGTTTATAGCGATATTCGGCATAACGCTCCTGATAGCCAAAAACAGTAGTATCAGCTTCAGAACCTTGAGCGTAGATCTCACGAAGCTCAATAGCCTGTTCGCCAAGATGCGCGAATGTAGGCCAGTAAAAATCATAAACCGTAGAGCGAAGCCACATCTTGTTAATACCCTGCTGATAAGTAAGATCGGCACGAGCGCACACAAAGCCAAAAACATAACCATGTTCGACAAAAGACTTAGTAAAGCCATGGAACTTGGCAGCAGTAACACCATAAGCAGAAAGATTGCCTTGAGGGGAGGTGTCATCGGTTGCAGAAGTCTGAGCTATTGGATTGACGTTAACCATTTTAGTAAAGGAGCCAAGAAATTCCGGACGCTGAAGACGAGCGTCAGGAGAAACTACGCCAAAGAAAGAGCGAAGCACTTCTGTATACCGACTACCACCACGAGCAAGGCGTTCATAGAACTTCTGCATCTGGAAAGCAGTGCGCAAGCTATTAATAGTAAATATGTCGGATTTATCAAGATCCGCATATAAACCAAAGTCATCAAGCTTCATACCGATATCAGTAGTAGCGCCACCATTAGGATTAATGATATTCATGTGTCCTGACTGAATACCAACAGAACCTCTATAAGAAATATCAGGAGATAAATAATTAGTGGAAACACTTTTAGTGGGCAAAACAGGAGCGGTACCAGCCAAACCTATAGAAACGCCAGGACCTTTCTGTGTCCACGGAAGAGCAGAAGTAAAGTAATCATGACGTTTACCACGAGGCGGACAGGCAAAGCCGGGAACAATATTGGTACCTGACGTGAAAACCCAAGAAGGCTGTTCAGCAGATCGGGTAGAATTTAAAACCTCATTAGTGTCACCTTTCTGAATCTTAACAGATTTCTGAAGGTTTTCATCTCTAAACCATTCGTTGTAAATAAGATAAACGCCACGAAATGGAAGCGCACTAATACCAGACAAGTTGCCACTCGTATTTACAGGCAAGCCAAAATAGTCCCAAAGAGAGCCTATATAAGCATTACCAGAGTTACCAGCAGCAGAAACAGTAGGGATAACATAATCAGTACTATCATCAGGGTCTTCCTGCTCAAAGCAGAAATTCTGCCAGTGTTCCCAAACGAGGCGGTTTGGTACAAAAAAGAAAAACCAGTCCAAATAAATATTATCCATGATAGGCTTAATAGGAGTAGCCAAGCGAGCGAAATAATTAACAGACATACGGGTAGTATCGCCAGGCAAAACCTCGTCAACAAATACAGGTATGAGCTTGCCTGAATTAAAAGTTGTCTTATAAACATGGGAACGATCAAACTTCGTCCTTTTCATGTACATTGCAGGAGCATCGCTAAAGCGATGTCCTCGAACTCTTATTTTTTTTCGAGCCAAAATTTCACCTTCTTCGAAGTGTAAACCTAAGAATTAACCTAAAGCAAATTATTCTTAGGTTTTAGATTATTTTTGCGTCACCTACGCCAGTTACATCAAGTAAGTAACTGGCTTCGGTGACGCCTATTTTTGTACTTCTTCATTATTTTGTTCTAAAGTGTTACTTTCTTTTTGTGTTTGTTCATTACTTACGGACTGTTGTGGTTCATCAAAGGTATATTTGCTACCGTATAAACCTTGTTGTTGGAGATATTCAAGCGTTGCAGGATCATTCAAACGGCCGATGAAATTCATAGGATCGTGACCGAATTTTGCTCGAACATAAGCGGGTAAACTGTAGAATTCTTCACGAACTCCGGACACAAGATCAAGCGCTGTACTGTAGTCGCCGGGAAGCGTTGCATCTCCGAACTGCAAGTAAGCGTATTGCGAACTATCGCCGAGGTCAAGAGTCATAATACCTTTCTGACCGTCTGCATACTTATTTACGATGTAATTGATATCAGTTTCCTCTTTCTCGTCCTGAGCTGTAAGAGAGGGCATGGTAAACTCAATACCGCAATGATCATGTTCTTCTACGGGATCATAAGCTGTCTTAAATTTCATAGTTTCACCTCCTTTCGCAGGCGCCTAGACGCGGCGGGCGTAGCGTACAAAAAAAGGGCGATCTCTGTGAGATCGTCCTTTTTCTGATACGCTCTTTATTAGATTATCACTTAGTAGAATCATTGTCAACATCCTGCACATATTCTATGGCGCGACCAACCATGACAGGAATACGGGACTCGTCACAATTCTCAATGTAATAGCGACCGTCGCTGTCACCGAGATTGCCAATATAATACAAAGTAAAATCTTCAGGATACTTTTTAATAAGCATTTTATCATCGTTAACTATACCTTCAAAAGCTCGCAGAGCAAGCATATCATTGTGGTAAACCTGTGGAGGACTGAACTGTTCAGCCTTAGAATCATAAATGGAATAAAGTCTCAGCGGAACCATCTCCTTTTCTAAATGCAACTAAATATCTACGAATCATAAGATAAAGCGTAGCTGAAATAACATAATAGTCATTATCAAGACGAATAACTCTAGAATCATCAGGTTTAAGACGGTAAGCGGCATATTTACTCCCACGGAAGAGAAACTTAAAGGGAATATCACGCTCACGAAGAAAATTTTTAACAGCTTCAAATTCACTAATAAGCATCACCTCATTTCTGACTTAATAATAACACAGTCATAATACTTTGTCAAGCTTCCTACCAAGAAAATGCTTGTACTTACCTTCCTGAACACGGCAGCGGTCAACCAAACGCTCAAAAGTGTTGTTCTCCAAGTTATGAAGCATCTTCTCAATACGGTTATTACGAATATATTCCATCCAGTGAGGATGCGTTTCGTCAAATTTTTTATCGTAATAACGAGGAGGACGCATCTTTTTGCCGTTGATAACAACATAATCATTGGCATAGCATTCTTCACCATGATCTTCGAGCCATTTAGCACCTATGCCAGGACGATTGGAAGCAACCATGAATTCAGGAATGCGGCCTTTATAGTGGGAAGGAGCGTCTTTACCTGTCTGTTTTTTAACTATATAGCGAGCGACATAGGCAGCAGAATCAAAGCTAAACTCACCAATAAGATGCATACCGTATTTCCATACTTTGGCAAAACGAGAAGAAGTATAAGTATTATAACCGTCTGTACGGAACCGAAAAATTTTGTCATCAAAATCAATATTAAACAAAATGTAATGATAATGAGGGCGACCATGAAGTTCACCATATTCACCACAGCCAAGAAAGCGAATACCACTGCCATACTCACGGCGAAGATTTTTCATAAAAGTCTGATGAAATTTCTTGCTTAAGCTTTTATCAAGTGGCAAATGATAATCATCGAAAGTGCAAGTAACGAAATAAGCAGAAGACGAAGAACGGGCTTCGTGGACAGCACGGACAGCCCACTGTCTACTATTTTCGAGACGGCAGCCAATACATTGTTTACAAGAACAACGAATGAAACGGCTATCGCTAGAAAGCTCAGGGTGAGAGGCAAGGCTACCGAAAAAACTATAATGCTGTTTTCCATTTTTGGTAATCGCTCCTTCAACTGGATACATAAGAATAGGATTGTAACAAACCATATTAATCACCTGTACCGATTGTATCAGGATTAAGTCAGAATGTCAAATCCTAAATCCACCTCGTCCTACTCTCTTGAAATTTCTACGTCTAGATTTAGAGGTACGCCGAAAAAGACGGCGAGAACCTCGTTTAGATAAGCGACGCCTTCTCATTTAGCATCCCTCCAAGAACCGAAAAAACGGCTAGTTTTTTTAGAATCATTCTTATTAGCAACTGGCTCAACAAGTTGCGCAACATCGGATTGAAAGTCCGAGGCAACCTTTTTAACAGTAACAGTATTCGAAGAAGCTTTACCTTTCAGAGCTTCAATTAGATCTACAACCTCTTGAATAAAAGGGACAACAACAGAAACAATAAAAGTCAGAATCATAGTAGTTTTATTAGACATAAATATTATCTCCTTCCAAAGTAGCGACCTCCGAGGAAGCCTATAACATTTTTGACAGTAGAACCAACACCACTAGCAATAGATCTAGGAGCGCCTGTAAGACTTTCAAGATTCTTATAAAAATCACGTTCCATACCTGCCATTTCAGTTTGAATATTATCAAAAGCGGCAGCAGAATTAGAACGATTAGCAGAAGCAATGTTGTTTAAAACACCAGAACTAAGGTAAGAACCCTGAAGACGAAGGTTTTCAAGCTCCAAATTCATCTTTTCAAGTTCGTAACCAAGACGTTTTTCATAAGTCTGCTCACGAAGATTCAAATCATTTGCAAGAATACCATTCTCAAGAACTATACCATGGGTTCTCTGGCGCACAGAATCGGCTTCTGCGACGAGTTTTTCAATTTGAGATATTGAAAGATGCTCGGCATTCTTAGCCTGCCTTTCAGCGGCACTAGCGGCCCTAGCAGAGTTCATGGTAGAACCAATATCACTCATACCTACAGAAGCAGCTGAAGCTCCAGATATAGAACCACCTATACCATTAGTTGCAGCAAGAATAGGATTAAGACCAGCCTTGCGCATATCTTCTACGGCCCATTGATAACGATGTTTATAGTTTTCAACGTTCCACTCGTTAGCTTGTGCGGCATTAGCAGAATTGTAATGATTCTGAACTGCAGATCCAAGAACAGAACCAGCAACACTGCCTAAAGTATCAGAAAGCCATGACATAAAACCAACTCCTTCTAGAAGTGATCAACAAGGCCGGGCGTACCAAACATAGGCATAGGACGCACAGTAATGTAACGGAAGCCTATGTCAAGCAAGAACTCAGGCTCACTGGGAACAGCGATAATGCGCTCAATAGGCGGATTCTCAACAATAAACTCCTCGTT